AGAAGAAGAAACTCTAGGAATCTCATGGTAGTGTGGATGCTTATGTCCTGGTGGATTGTTTACTAAGACATCTGCACATACTTTATAGTAAGGGCTCTTAGGATGGAATTGGATTCCTTTTAACTTTAACTCACCACAATTTTTAAGACGAGCTATCTCAAAGTCCAATCTTTTATTAGCAACTAACTGACTAGTCAATTCAATCTGTGTTGATGCTGCTTGCTTACAAAGGTCTTGTAGTTTCTTATCTGTAGGTGTGCTCCATGTCATAGAGAACCCTAGACCTAAACTATAATTATCTTTCTGTCCTGTTCTAGTTCTCTTATGGAAGAGGATGTCGCCAGGATTATCAATGATTCCATCTCCAATTGGATTCCCGTCATCATCGAAGGCACCAAAGTTATCGGTGACATCGTATACTGGGTCATTATAATAATCTTCAAAAGGTTTAGAAGCAGAGACACTTCCTGTTACATACGGAGTGAAATTGCGAGTGGGACCTTGACACTGAATCCCGCCTCCGTATGTGTTTGTAATGTATGGTCCCTGAAGGACTTGAATAGCTTGGTTTGTAACGGAGCCTGAAGAGTTAGCAACAGGATTAGCAGTAGCAGACACACCACCAACAGTTTCAGCATAAGAAGGATTAGCAAATAATAAAGTTACTGCGAGAAAATACTTGTGGTATCTGTGAAACTTTCTACCTCGGTCACTCTTTGAATAAGTGTTTGATTGCTTAAACCAGGGCCTCGATAAGTTTCTGTGAACTGAAACGCTGCTCCTGGTGTCGTCTGTGTGAACGTTGGCTTGCTTGTTGCTCCAGTCCATGATGAAGTCACTCCATTAATAGTTACATTGGTAGCACCTGTTCCTGGTGATAGGTTTCCAGATGCTGTTACACCAGAACCAGTAGCAGAATACTGATACCCAGTGTTATAGTCCATCGAATTGATGGTCTCAGTTATCTTCTGAGTAGTCTCCGTTCGGCTTGTCATTGAGCCCTGAGTGAAGTTTGGCACCACAGGAACAGCTTGAACAGGAACAAGTGTGACACTTACTCCCACCACAGACATCACAATACTTGTGATTGTCTTTCCAAAATGGGTCATCTCTAACACTCCTAGTCAATGACAGTGATCTCGCTTACGAATTGTCCAGTAGCAGTAGTACCAGCACCACCAGCCGTCACGGTTAGAAGACCAGCAGAAGTGACTGTACCTGCTAATGTTCCAGCAGTACCAGCAGTATAAGAAGTTACATTACTGAAGTTAGGAACAGCTCCTACAGTAGGAGCAGCAGTTGGGACTACATCGCCTTGAGTATAAGACTGAGAGAAGGAGAAAGCAGATTCTGCAGTTCCTTGGACTGCTTCAATAGTGCCTGGAGAATAAATTCCATTGGTAATAGTACCAGTAGAAACAGCATCTGCTGTGGTGCCATCAGTAGTACCGATGTTTGTTCCTGAGATACTAAATGAGGAACCAATTCTTGTTGCCTGCGTTCTGGCAGCATCAACTGTAAGTTGAACACTAGAAGAGTGTTTTGATACAAGTCCGCCTGCACTTGCTGCAGAAGCGGTCATCAGTAGCATTCCAAAAGCTAAAAACGCTTTATTCATGTATTTAGTTTATTGTAATATGTACCTATATTTATTTAGACTAAGGTTTTTTTACGGGAACCCGTAAATGTATTGCGGTAAACATTACAATTATATTTTGTAATTATTGTCTAAATAAATTTGATTGCCTTCGGGGATCATACAAAAAAACTCGCTTAATAAGGAGCATAAAATGACGGGACTTACACGTTACACGTCCAGTGACATGGGCAAAATTCTTGATGCTATGGGAAAATATAGTGTCGGACTTGATGATGTTTTCCACAGGTTACATTCATATGGATCGAATCATCCTGGTGGACAATATCCTCCATATAATATTGTAAAAGAATCTAACGTCAAATGGCGTATCGAATTAGCACTAGCCGGATGGTCTAGGAATGACATTGAAGTCACTACAGAAACCAATGTTTTAATCATCAAGTCCAAATCTGCAAAAGAAGATGATGATGTAGAGTACATGCACCGTGGAGTAGCAACTCGCACATTCGCTAGAGGTTTCAACTTATCTGACGATGTTGAAGTTACAGGTGTGAATTTTAAAAATGGTATGTTGATTGTTGATTTGAAAAAAATTATTCCAGACCACCAAAAGTTAAAGACATATGATATTGAATAAATAGTTTTATATCGTCGTCGCAACAAAAGACCCCCCTGGCAAAAACCAGAAGGGGTCTTTTTTTTATATATAGTTTACTTGAAGTTATTGTAATGCCACGTGGAAGTTTGACTAAAGTTGATGTGCTCGCAAGAGTTTACAAATTAAAAGATCACGTTTACAATCGTCATGGAAAATATGGAAAATACAACGAACTCGAACTAGACGCTGCAAATCAAACCTTAAACGATATTTTAGATATGATTGGAGAATATTCCCAATGAACGAAGAGTCTCGTACAATAGAAGATGTAACTGATTCTGCTAAAGATTGGGAAGATTTTTGGTACAATGAGGATGCATGAAATAAAACCTAGTCACTATGTTACTGAAGAAAAATGTCAGGAGATGATTGATGATGCCATACGAAAACATAATCGTAATGCTGGAATTATCAGTATGTGTGTTGGTTGGGTTGTTCTCGCACTTTTTGCTGAGGGTTTACTTCGACTTATTGGAGTCATAGATCCAATTTTTCCATGGTTAAATATTAGATTATAATTAAATAAATAGAAGAGCCTGACTCTTTACTCATGGACTCAAATACCCAGAAGAAAGAGGAAGCCAAAAAGGAAAACAAATTTGAGTGGGCGGATGAGGGTGTATCAACTCTCGTCCGAGTTATTATTCTTGGTTGGTCAGCAGCAATTCTGACTCTTAATTATGTAACTGTTCCTGGCGTTCCTCAAAAAAATATCGATCCCACATTTATTGCCAGTGTTTTTACTGGAACTTTAGCTACGTTTGGTGTGATGCCTTCTAAGAAGAAGGATGATTCAAAGCAAGCACCTACACTGGAGAAGAAAGATGCAAAGTAATTCACCAGTAAAGGTGGTTGCTATTGCTGTAGGATCTATATTTGCTATAGCACATATAGGTCTGCTTGGATATGTTTTCAAACAGGAACCTGAACCTGTAGTTCAACCTCCTACATTCAATCTTCCTCGTGGTCCTTATTCTTCTTATAGAATTAAGGCAGGTAAGGATGGTTATGAAATTGAATTCCGTGCTGATGATCCTAAGGTTTTAGAATCACAAAGATCATTATCTTCTGATGTTACCAAGAAAGGATTCTTTGGTGGCGGCACAGAGAGTCGCCGTGAATGGCGCACAGATCAGTTCACCCGTGAAGGCACTCGCAACCTAGGGGGTGCAACAGATGATGAGGGAAAGTTAACTGCAAAAGAAGCAGAGTGTCTCGTGGCGGACGCTGGAGCACGGTCACAAGGTGCAATGGCAGGTAGTGCTATCGCTGCTGGTGTTGCTGTTCCTGCTGTAATGGGTATCCCATACGTTGGATGGCTAGCAGGTGGTTGGGCATTGCTTCTAGGTCAGAAGGCAGGATCTTCACTTGGTTCTCAAGTTGGATCAGTGTTTAACGACTGTTAATTAGTTTTCTTTTTACCAATATTATACTTACTCTCAAGAGTCCAGTCTCCTTTGTCTTTATAAGACAATACCTTTATTTGACTTAAAGGTGCAGAGTCCTGGACTCTTTCAGCGTCTACAATATTTACGAGACCCCAATCCTGTAGGAGTTGAGTGACTCTGTTTCTACGTTGAACATCATTTTCAAAGAGATTCGATCTTTTGCCATCCAAAGCAAAAAGTTCTTTGAAATGAACAATATAATATTTACCCTGTTTATGTAAAATGTGACAGGATTGAAATATTTTTTTCTCTTTACGAGATGCAACTCCAATACGTGTTAGAGTCTCGCGGACTTTTAAGAAATCATCTGGTTCATTCAGAGTAACTTCAACCATTTGGTCTGGTGACCATTTAACCTCTATCTCAGCACTCATCTTTTGCCTCCATGATCCAGTTTTTTAGCGATGTATTCAAGTTGATCATCGGTCAAAATCTTAAGAGCCATTCGTGCCTTTTCGTCACTATACCCATAATATTCCTTGACCAATTCAAGTGAATTGATTGTATCTTTTCGCAACCAAGGCGCATAGCGTTTTTTTGGTCTCACAATATTTATAAAAAAGTCATATTGTAACTTAGGATCAAGATGATTATTAATATTCATCTCATTAGCCAAAAGAATACTATCCAAATGTCCAGACATACATCTGTTTATAATATATGCAGGATATTTTAAATCTGGATCCTCATCAATAAGATTTTTCTTTGTTGTATTGATACTGTTCAACCAGTCTTTTAGTTCTACTTTCATTAGTCGATCCAGCAATATTCGGGGTTGGGTGATAGTGTATCATAAATGTTTGGATGATTCAATAGGGCACGTCTATAAGGACCATACTTAATTCCACGTCCCCATCCTAGGTGTTCACCAAACAATTCTTTTTTTGTCATGAAACCATTTTCCCGAATTAAATTTATAAGTTTTTCAGTAACTTCAGTTTCAGTGCTTTTTAATCTACACATCATATAGTCTATGTGTTCACTCATTGTCACAATCTCATCTTCATAGATTAGATTATCTTCGAGATAACTCATAGACTCAACAGACTTAGATGCACGATAAGTGGCATCATCAAGATACTTATGCATCAAAGTAATTGCTTCACCATTGTTAGAAAAGAAATCAGCAGTAGGATTTAGTTCATGATAGTAATCAGCATCATACATGATGAATGGACAACCATTCATTAAACCATCTGTAGTAGAAACACTCCATCCGCCATATAATTGTTTGGGAGAAAATCCAACACAACACTCAGATAGTTTTTTGTAATATCCTTTCTTATCAAATTTTTCAGTAGATATCCAACTCTCGGAAGATTTTTCAAGTAAAGGAACCCAGACATTAAAATCTTGACGTTGTTTCCTAAGTTCTTTCATGATACACATGAAATTTTTGTAGTCTTTATATGTCTCTGGACGATGATTGAATACAATTGTCTTACGATATGGCACCACAGATCGATTAATATCTTTCCTACGAACGCCTAGATGTTGTACAGTAAGAATTTCATCCAGTGTTTCAATTGTATTTCTGTTTAGTACTTTTGTGGCTTGATTTAAAACCAAATCTTTCTGAGACTGTGTGTTAATATAACATCTATCCATCTCAAGAATACCGAGCAAGTTTTGATTGAAACTTGGATGACTCCAAGCAACAACTTCATCCAAGTCAAACCAATGAGAATACCCAAAGTATGCAGGACTATGATGAGTTACATTGCTAATTACATTTTTTACATCATGTGTATGTTCGGGAAGATGTGAGAATACAAGATCAATATCGATATCATGACCAACAATTTTTTTAAACTCAAACACATCAAAGTGTGAACGCATCGTAGGAGGATACGTTGGTACTCTTAGGAAGTACTGCTTTGTATTAGGAAAATCAAGACACTCCAAATACTCAGGTAGGACTAGGTAAAAGAACAAGTCATCTCTGATATTATTAAGTTCGGCAATCATATTAGTGATTACCTGAATATAACTATCTTTTGTCAGATCCTTTGTAAATGTAATATTGGGATAGACAAGTATACGGATAGTTTTTTTACGATTTACGCCATCGGATAAAAAAGAAGTTAGATTCATCTGATAATATCAATAGTGTTCATAGTATTAGAATTCCAAACTTCAAGATCTGTTCTCAGATAATTTTCGTTTACAAGTTTTTGGTAACGATTGGAAGCTTTTCGTTTCCACCATTGTACCATATTTTCCAAATAAAATTTGTCAAAATTTTGTTTATTCGGAATTAGTGTTTCAGTTTTACCAAGAATGACATCTCTAGAATTTTCATATCCATAGTCAGACATATAGAAACGCTTCTGTGTTGTCACATCTTGTTTTGATTTGATGAAAGCAACAAACTCTGTATATGTATCTGGGTTATGTTGTTTAAGAGAATTTTTGATGATAGAAATCATCTTAGTCTGAATCTTAAGTTTACGACTTGAAGCACCTTTGTGAATCAAAGGGCCGCCGTTTCTTTCAATAAACCACTTACTCAAATCATGATAAATGAAATCTGGAAGAGTCAACAGAAATTTAGATTCTGTATCTCCACGATAACGAAGGTATGGTTTTAGTCCATCGTATTGACTTGTTCCTTTGATATTACCATACAGCGATGTTGTTTCAAACAAACACATT